TTGAAGATTGCAACTTCGTTAAGTTTTTCTCTGAAAACATTTAACGCTTTTCTATATTCTTCATTTTTCTCTCTTAACATTTTAACTTCAGTCCCAACTGATTCTACTTTAACACCACTATTACCGTAGTTATAGTTTCTGTTATTAGTAATTCCTTTTCTAAGACCTCGTCCTTCTTTGGAACCCATTCCATAAGTTCTAGCAGCCTCTTTAGTTTCTTCTTTTTCAAAAGCTTTTCTTTTTAAAGTATCACCTTTTTTAGTAGTGTAATCTTCTTTACCTCTCATGGTTCTAGATTTATCACCTCTGTTCATTCCGTAATCACCTTCTTTTGTTTCTGCCTTAACAACTTTGGATTTTCCTTCCATATTTGCACCTTTCTTGTATTCGAATTTTGCTTTACCTGTACCAACAGATTTAGGACCTTGTTTTTTATCTTCTTTGAATCCACCAGCGGCATTATCTTTGTAAGTAAATTTAGGTCCTTTACCATTTCTAACACCTTTAGATATAGTTGTTAATTTTGTTTCTCTTACAGCTCTTCTTGGGTTGTAAGACTCTCCTAAGTCCATGTCATCTTCGTCTAACATATTGTCATCCTCTTCGTCATTGTCTTCAAATTCAATTTCAAACATAACTTCTTCAGAAGCTTCAATATCGTCAACATCACCGTCAGCAAAAATTGCGTCAATAACGTCATCAGTTGTTTGGTCATCCATTTCTTCATCCATGTTCATATCAAAATCCATTTCTTCATCCATGTTCATATCAAAATCCATTTCTTCATCCATGTTCATATCAAAATCTATTTCTTCAGATTCACCAAGTTTAACTAAATACTCTTCATCAGTATCATTATCAGTTAAGTGGATATCATCACCGTCTTTTTTTACAATGATTCCATCTTCTTCACCCATAGCCTTAAATACTTTAAGAATTTCTTCGTCAGACGCACCTGTTAAGTCGATTGGACTTTCGTCAGAATCCATGTCCATATCAAAATCCATATCAATGTCCATTTCATCCTCATCTTCATTATCTGTATCCATATCAAAATCCATTTCCTCTTCGTCAGAGTCCATTTCATCATCCATGTCAACATCTAATTCAACCTCATCATCTTCTGTTTCTTGTTCAGAAAGAGATTCTTTTACTAGCTGATTGATTTCTTCCTTCATAGTTGAAGCAAGTATTCCTTTTGCGTTTTCGGCAATTGCTTCTTCAACTTGTTTCATTTGAATAAGCGCCTCTTGAACTAATTTATTATTTTCTTGCATGAAAAATTATTGTTATTTCATAATAAATATTACCAAAAACAAAAAAAGTTTATTTCACCTATTAAATAGATAAAATAAACTTAAATTATGTTGTATAAAAAAAGTGGTCGAATTTGACCACTTTATTAAAATTAGTTATTGAATGACTTCATCAATTTTACTTTCAGATACCGAAGTAATTCTCCATTCATGAGTAAAACCCTCATATTTTTTTGTGACTTTAGCCTCAACATCTGTTACTGAATAACCCTCAACAAGTTTTTCTTCTCTAATTTTTTTAATTTTACCTGTATTCTCATCAGGTAAATCATACTGAATTTTTGCTACAAAAAATTTTTCTTCCATGTGTTTTTTTATTTTCCTAAAAAATCGTTTAATTTTTTCATTAAGTCAACCGACTTTTCAACATATTCGTCTTTTTGTTTATATTTTTTTTCTTCATCTAAGTTTTCCTCATATTTGTCTCTATCATCCGCGTTAGTAAATAAGTAAGCCCCCGGAGTTGATGGTGATGATACCAAGTCAAAACATATCAATTCAAAATCATCTTGAACTTCATTTCTTTCCCCCACTTTTTTTAATGACCCAACTCCTCGAGAAGAAATACCTAAAGTAACTCCTTGTCTCATTAAATTAGCCGCTTGGTCCCCTTTGGTTGAGACAATTCCTCGTTCGTGGAAACCTGGTGAAGTTAGTAATTTAAGTTTACCCATTAAGATGTTTCTATCCCACCATATATCTGTAATGATATGTGATACACGGTCTAAATCAATTAAAGAGGATTCGGGATGATTTAACTCAGAAGTTGACAATCCTTTTTCAATCGCTCTTTTATAATTGTCAGCCTCTCTTTTTAAAATTCTTTCCGGATACGTTCTTCCATTTCGATTTGGAGTGTCATACTTTTGAAGTACCGCATAAAACTCAAATGGATTTCTATAATCCATTTCTTTAGCCTCTCTTAAAACTTTTTCATTATGTTTGTCTTTAGGTGATACCCACCCGGCATCGGCTTCAACTAATATACCATGTCCGGTTTCACTTGCTTCTAATATTCTTAATTGTTTCATTAATTCTTTTTAAGATAAATATATCAATTATGGTACTTTACAAGATAACCTCTTTTTTTGTATTAGAAAATTCAAAATATTTGTTTTTTTGGATATTATTTTTGAAGATAGTTTGTATTATTTTTTTAATAGAATCTTTTATTTCCGGGGATTTAAAATCAATCTCATTTAATGCATATAAATTAATTTCCAAGTTTAAAAACGATTTTTTACCATATAAGATTCCACTTGTTCTTAAATCTAAATCGACAATTGTTTTTTCTTGGAATATTGATGTGTTATTTGATTCATAGACAGAATGTTTTATTTCTCGATTTAAGTTTGATACGACTCGGTTCCAATTATCGTAATCGTCTTTAGGTGTAACCCAAGATTGAAGGTTTATGTAGATTGATTTCAAGTTTTTTGAATCTACGGTACCATAGGTGGTTTTAATTGAATTGTATAAATTTAATTTTATACTTTTTCCTTTTTTCATGAATTATTTTCATTATTCCGTTTATTTTATTTGTTAAAATATAGAATAATTTTGATGACATGTCAAAAAATAAATGGGTGTTATTTACTTTTTAGTCGTAAAAACACCCATTTATTAAATTATTATTTGTAATTAAATTGATTCTTCTAAAGTTTTTAGTCTTAAAAAACTAATTTGGTCAAATTTTTCATTTCTCAATTTATCAATAGTTTCTGATATTTTTGATTTAACATCTGATTCAGTCTCACTTTCCATCATATTGGTAAGTTTAGTGATTGTGCTTTCTTTTAAAGTTTCAAACTTACCCTCTAATGTTTTACTATCCTCAGAAATTAATTGGAAGAACTCTTTTTTAGACGATTCATCTAAATTTTCAATATATCCTCTTAACGTTTGATTCGCAATACTAACCATAGATTTAATTGGAATGTTAATCGATTCTTTAATGGTTTCTTTTTTTTCAGTTAAAACTTTAATAATATTCTTTCTTGATTTTATACGTTCATGTAAATCTAACTTATTCGTAGTAATTAACGTATCTAAATCAGAATAATTGTTGGTACCACTCTCAGATAATGTTTTCGGTAATTTTACAGATGGTAATATTTTCATCAATAAATTAATCCCTTCATCTAAAAAAATGTTAGCATCTTGTTCCGATAAACCTTGGGGAGTACTCAATTGGTCGTATAATGAGTACGCCTTCGACATAGATTTATTATTCAAAACATTATGTTTGAACTCTCTTAAAGATTTTTTAAATTCTTTCTCGTCATTATATGACTCAAGTAATTTTTTTTCGATTATGGATTTTATGTTTCCGAATGTCATTGTTGTCGATTTTATAAATAAATATTACGAATTTAGTAACTTATTCAATTCTTTTGAAATTTCTCCCAAAGATTCTTGTCCATGGTTTAAATTTATAATTTCTTTACCCTCAATTAAATTGTTTTCAACCAATATGTTTAAATTATTAAACCTTGATTCCGGAGTAATTTCTGCTTCCCCACCAGGTGCTGGCGGAGTAACAGTTTCTTCTCCTGCCGGTGGTAATTCACTACCTAAATCAGAGGTTTCAATCCCACCACCTCCAAATGACGGAGTTGGTTCTGAGGTTTCCGTTGATGCGGTTGTTGCAGTACCTCCTGATGAATTACCATAAAGTTTATCAATATTGTCAAATAAACCTGTTTTAGTAATAACGGTAGGAGTCGCTTTAAGTTCTTCACCAACCGCTCTTTCAATTCTTTGTTGTTGTAAATCCAAACGAACTTCTTCATCTGACCAACCAAAAATATGTTTTTTAGCCCAAGTTGATGATGTTGCTTGAATACCATTTCCGGGGTCTGAAACTAAATCTTTATATAATAAAACTTTCTCTTTCCAAACATCAATCTTCAATAAATCTGCTTGAGTTGACGGATTAGATAATCCTAATGTAAAGTTTTCTAATTCATCTTCAAACCCTAATAAAAACAAATGTACTATGGCAATTTTATTCAATTCTGCCAACATACTTTTTTGAATTCTATTTATTGTTCTAGCAAAACGAATGTCCTGTAATGATAAGTTTTTTCCATCACCAACAACTTCTTCAAAACCTAAAAACGCTTTCGGAACACGAAGTGCCGTTAATAATTTCTTTTGAATATATTCAATATCGGCAATTTCTGATAAGTTTGTTGCTCCCGGTAATGTAGTAATAGGGTCAGGGGCCGAAGGGTCTCTAACTGGTATGAAGTAATCTTGGTCAACCGCCATTTGATTAAATCTCATATCGACATTACCTGTCTTGTTGTCAACTACTTGTTCTCTTTTGAATTTATTGGCGACTCTTTGTACGTATGCTTCAACATCGTCATCATTCATGTTACCAACGAATACTTTAAACATTCTTCTTTCAGGTGCTCTAGATGTTCGATAAATTAACATGGCATCCTCAGACAATAATAATTGTTTCCAAATACGTCTTGCCTTTTCTAACATAGAAGTACCATAAGGAAGTTTTCTGTCATCACCTAATAATCTAAAGTGAGCGATTTCCCATGATTGGAATTCCATATTTTTGTTCTTCCAAGTAAAATGTAGAGACTTTTTGTCTTTATCCAATTCTTTTGTAATATCCGTAGAAATTTTAGCACTAACACCAACCTCATGTCTTTCGATTTCAATTGTTGGTAATTGTTGACAACCAACAATACCTTTTTCCGGGTCTAATTTCATATAAACAAAATTATCCCCATACTTACAAGTATTTCTTGTCCACATTGGTAAGTTAGTGTTAATATCGAGGGCGTTATTAAATAAATCCGCTAATACTCCCTTTATTCTTTTTGATTCTGAATAAATTTGTAAAATAAAACCATCTTCATTTGTTGTTGTCGATTCTTCCGCGTAAATGTCTAAAGCGGCGGATATCTCCGGAGTATATTCCATCGATTCGTAATCATATTGTGCCGATAATCTTGACGGTTCATAATATATTGCTTGGGAATATAAATTATTCTCAACTTTAGCCCATTGATTTGTTAAATAAAAAGTTTGTTGTGCCTGTAACTTTTCTTTTTCGTATTCTTCTCTACTTTTTGTACGTAGTAATTCCTTTTTATCAAACTTAAATGTTGGATAATCTTGACCTAATAAGGAATTTGGTCCCAATGTTTGGGATAACCTCTGCCATACCGTTAAATTTTGTTCACTCATATTATAATTTTACTTCTTTACTCAATAATATAAATAGTATTACGAACCAAATAACCACCCATATTTTTGATAATCATCCCTTGTCGCTCCTTGGTTTATTGGGGTTTGTCTACCCATTTGAGGAACCATTGGATTAAAGAATTCTGACGCGTTTTTATTCTCATTTACCGCTGTCGACCAAGAGTTTAGCATCGCTCTTGTATGGTTAGTTACTTTTTCTAATGATTGAAAAGATTTTTCTGCAACATATAACGCCATTGACATACCCATAATACAATCATCATGATGATTTTTTTGATGGTCAGGTCTTCCATTTATATAAACAAATGTGTTCATTTCATTATATAAACGACTCGAATAAATTCTAAACTTATGTCTCATAGCCTCTTCAAATGCTGCAATAATTTGAACCCTTTTTGAATTAAAATTTAACCCAGGGATTTTTTCATTTAGTTTTGCATCATACTTCCATTTGTTAGTAGTGTCAACTCCATCAACGTATAACCCACCTTGATAATTCATTTCTTGCATTTTTCTTGCTGTGGAAACACCCATACCTCCGGTAATATCAATTACTCCATAAGCACTATACATCTGTCCCCACTTATAAGCAATTTCTGCCAAAACATCCGGAGGAACTTTTCCAACGTATTCTAACACTTGTTCTCGTTCATCAAAATCAATTATTTGAATACACGAAAAATCTTCGGAATCCCCTCGAGAGACATCGACACCCATAACATATTTATGACCATTTACCGGTTCTTTGAAAATCCATAAACTACCCCCCATCATTTTTGCTTGAGGTTCTTTAACTTGATTTTTCATAATGTCTTGCATCATTTCAGAGTCAAATACATTA